ATGCACATTATCCTGCTTCCACAGCACTACTGATACAGCTCTACTTGCTGGCACTTATGGGGTTAGGCCAGGGCGATAAGTACATCAGCTCACAAACAGCGCCAAGTGGTGCGTCACGGTCATTCCGCTATCAAGCATTCTCCGACCGCTGGAAGGGGGCGCTGAATCTGCTGCGCGGGCTCGACAAACAAGGTTGTGCAGTATCTATAACTCCACCTGACCCAACCAATAAAGCTTTTGCCGGTGTCTGGATTGGCAAAGGCGGTTGCATGTGTGGCGGTAACTGATGGTGTGGATTACGGTAACGGAGCGCCTACCCAAGCCATTTGTGCGAGTCTGGATAAAAACCGATACCAATAAGCAAACCACTGGCTTCGTGAGCAGTAGCGGTGAATGGACAATCAATTGCCCTCGAATCGCAACTGAGCGGCCATCAGTGGTTAGTTGGAGGGAGTGACATGTCTTCTGTAGCTGATTGGTCGTATACAGCAGAGGCCACTTTCTGGCGAAACCTTGGCAACAGTGAAGCGGGCGATCCACTTGGATGGGCAATGCCTGAAATCATCATGTGCGATTACGAAGGTGGGTTATCGAAAAAACTGAGCAATATCGGTTCTGAGATAACGGTAAAAAATACCGTCTGGACTGAGTTCACGGGGGCTAAGGCTGGCGACTACCTATTAATTGGAAAGTCTACAGCTGTAGACCCGATCGCTGCAGGTGCTGATGAAGTAATGCAAGTAGTACGGTATGCCGATACGTTTGAGCGCCTCGCTGAAGACATCGCCATCCTGACGGGAGCGTAACCATGGGCGTAAAGATAAAGGGCGTCAAGGCAGCACAGCGACGCTTGGATGCTGTCGTAGAGGATGTTCGGACACGTAAAGCGGTTAGGGCAATCAAATCCGCAATGTTCATTATCGGTGCAGAGTCAGCACTTATGACGCCGATGGATACCGGCACCCTGGTGAACTCACAGTTCCAAGAAACCATGATTAACGGCACGCGCATTACTGGCCGCATTGGGTACTCCGCTAACTACGCCGTCTACGTTCACAACGCCAGTGGCATCATGAAGGGACTGCCTAGGCCAAACAACCGAGGTAATTATTGGGATCCGTCTGGCGAACCCAAATTCCTGACAAAAGCGGCCGAGAAAACTCGACGTCAGGTGGATGACATAATCCGGAAGGAGATGAAGCTGTGACCCCTCCAATGTATCGCCGCCTCCGCGACCACTTCGAAGATGCAGGGCTGACTGCTGGCTTCACCATCCAAATTCTGATGTGGAATGACACAGGCAAGCCATCCGATGCCTTCATTGTGTTCCGCTCAGGCGGTGGATCTAACGTTCAGCATGACCGTGGTGGTGATTTTTTCGTGATGGTCGATGTAGTTGGCGCGAAAGGCAACAACGCTGAAGCAGATGCTGCAGCGAACAGAATTGCTGATTTCATCAGTGACCAGGAAGGCGCTGATAGTTGCGTTGGGGCCATGAGGTTACTTGGTGGGCTTCCTGCACCTATTGTGTCGGCAGAAGGCCGTATCATTTACCGACTGTTGGTCTGCTGCACCTACGGCGAATAACCGCACATATCTATCCATCAGGCTGCCTACGGGCGGCCTTTTTTATTTGAAGAGGTAACACATGCAAGGTTGTCCAAATGACACCGGCAAGCTGATCGGTAAAGTTGCCGTTCTTCGTGCTGCATTCGGTTGTGCTGATGCACTGCCAGCTCTAAGCGACTGGAAGCGCCTTGGTGCGCTGACAACTAAAGGGTTCGATTTCTCCCCTAACACGGTGACGTCAGAGGCAGACGATACCAAAGGGCTCGTTGAGAGCCTTGTAACGAACATGGATTTCACCATTTCTGGGGAGGGTGAGTTCCGTAAAAAGGACAAAACTACTGAGATCGGCGCGATTCATATCTCTAAGTACATCTTTGATGAAGTGCAGGCGGGACGGCAGCCAACCTTATGGCTTCGTTTCGACTTCGTTGGCGAAGATTCTGGCACCTACATCATGGGCTACTTCAACACTACATCCTGGTCTGGTGATTTCGGCGGCACTGATATTTCCACTTTCTCTGGTGAGTGGAAAGTAGCTGATGCCGATACCGTGGTGTTTGAAGTCGGTGATGATATTCCGGTTACTGGCGTCACTGTAGCACCGGCGACAGCAAGCATTGCTGTAGGGGCGACTCAGCAACTCACCACTACCTTTGTGCCAGTTGATGCCAGTGATAAAACCGGCACCTGGTCATCTTCTGCTACCGGCAAGGCCACGGTTAATCAATCAGGTCTGGTTACTGGTGTCTCTGCTGGCTCGGCGATTATCACTTTCACCTCTAACGATGGCGCTAAGACATCGACCAGTGCGATCACTGTCACCGCGTAACTATCACAAAGGGCATGCACGTGCCCTTGATGATAATTATTCGAGGTTTAATCAATGATACCGTTCACCGAAATTGGCGAGATGCTGATCTCCGATGCTGACCGCGATTACTTCTTTAGGCCGTCGTTCGCCAACATGTCCCGCATAGGTTCGCCTGCGGCGATTGTGGAGCGTTTTGCCGAACTTCATACCAGCGATGCCCCGAGGTTACTTGAAGCCGCCATGGAAGCATATGGCGCGATCCCTGCGTGGTTACTGGAACACATCAATGCACCTTCATTCAGTAGCGATGCCATCTATGCTGGGATGATAGTCATGCAAGCTTGCTGTGATGATGATATCAGTGCGCTGGTGGGGGAGTTGCGGCCAAGCAAACGAGGTAAAAGGGCATTTGTGTTTCGCCAGGGCAAGATGCCGGTAAGCGATATCATCGTGCTTGGACAAGCCCTCATTACTCACGGCATCATCGGAAAGGCAAAGGTGCGCAAGCTTCAGCGGCATGAGTCGAACAGCTATGTGAACGAGTTCAACGCTTTCGAGTACATCAGCGCTGCCAGAAACCACTTCAGCATGCCGCGCGCCGAGGCTGAGAGGCTTACGATGACCGAATTTCAGCTATTGCTGGCTGCCAAGTATCCTGATCAGAAAGGTTTCACACGTGAAGAGTATGACCAGGTAATGGACGAAGATGACAAGCGTTGGCAGGCGATGATGAAAACGCAAAAAAATTAGTAGCCCTTAAACGAAGTAGAAGACAAATCAGATAACGCATTTTTCGCTAATGCTGGTGTACGTTGGCGCTGTGCAAGTGACTACAACGCAACTCAAAGCGGTTTAACGCAATTCAAGGGAAACAAACCCGCTTGTCGACATTGAAAGATCACCATTAAGGTAATACACTCCAACTCAAATGATAGTAGTTACCCCTTTAGATTTATCCGTTTTTGAGTTTTGGAGGCATTATGTTTAGCGAAGAAAAAGTAGCTCAGATGGCTGCTTACCTGCTGCTTAAGCGCGGCGGTCGCATGGCATATTTAAAACTCATGAAATTACTTTACCTATCAAACCGGCAATCCATGGTTAAACATGGGCGAATGATGGGTGAGGATCGTCTCTTCTCAATGCAGCATGGTCCTGTCATGTCTACGACACTCGATTTGATTCGTGGCAGAGCGGATATAGATGGGGCGTACTGGTATCAACTGATTCAGACTGACAGGCATGATGTAGTCCTGCGTGCAGATCCGCGAACAATGGATGCGGATGAAGTTTTTGACGAACTGAGCAAATCTGATGTCAGAATTCTCGATGAGATCTATGCTCAATACGGGCATATGAACAGATACGAATTACGAGATATGACACACTTGATGGATGTTTGCCCTGAGTGGCATGATCCGGGTTTTTCTCGGACTCCTATTAACGTTCTTGAAATTTTTCTTAACGAAGGAAAATCCCAAGAAGAGGCAGAAAACATGCTTAGAAGCATGTGTGAGTCTCAACAGCTTAAGGAGTTTTCTTCTCAATTGTCATGACTACATTTCAGCCATACAGAAAAGGAACCGTTCTGGCTCCAACTGGGCCCTGCAATCATTTGCATGTGATTTGCAATGATCCAGTATTTTATCCAATTAATGACTGTTATTGCATTTTGGTCGTTAACATCTCGAGTATTAAGCATGGTGTTCCTCATGATGATGCGTGCATTTTAGATGTTGGTGACCATATCTTCATTAGGCACCCAAGCTATGTTGTTTACGCTGAAGCGGTAATTTGGCGAGTGGACAATGTTTCAAGTAAGCAAGCCACTGGTGAAATAGTTACTCATGCTGATATGCCAGATGCAGTGTTTGAAAGAATTTTAGCCGGTTTTGACATCTCTGAACAAGTGAAACCGAAAAACCTTAAGTTCAAAGCAAACTATTGCATGATTGAAGAAGAAAACGACGAAGATGATCAAGCGGAACAAATGACAGGTTCATAAGACTGACTATCATCTCAAATAGAACCCACCTTCGGTGGGTTTTTGCTTTCTGGTCCCCAAAAAAGCCCACCGAAGTGGGCATAAATTGCTTACTCACCTATCTGTGGTGATAGGTCGTGCTCGCGGTGCATCCGGTAAAATATTCTAAAGTTGTCCTGTCTAAACAAGCCGACTTCAATGTGTGATGACTCCCTGCACAGCAGCTTTCGAGATTCGTTAATCGTCCTGGGTGACTCGAGCGGCATTGAGTAATAAGCGCCCGCCAATCTATGCTCGGCAACTCGAAGTATTGGATAAACCTGCTTCATGTAGTCGCACATATAGGTGGCGTAACTCCACAGCCATGAGAGCGTGCAAAGCTCATCATCGGTAAATTGACGGGCTATTTGTGGCAGCTCTATCTGCTTACCCAGGTATTCGCCATCCAGCACAATGCGGTGAACGTATTCGATAGCCTGCGGGATCTGCTCCGGGGTTAAGTCCTCTATGCTCTCTACGGCAAAGCGCTGGTGGATGATTGAATAGGCTTCCGGGTACATCAGGTGCTTCTTGCTGACCAGCATGTTCACCGCGTCGCGCAGTGGGGTGCGGTCGTCAACGGTTGTGGCTGGCTTGCGAACGGCAGCGCCTTTCGTCCAGTAGTCGTGCAGAACGGTGAAGCACTCTTCCTGATAGGCGATCAGCTTGTCGCGGATATCGGCGCGCACCTTTGATGGGTTGATGCTGAACAGCCACCCGTTAAGCTTCTTCAGTGGGATGCAGAGCAGCTTACGAATTCTGCCGTCAGCGGCAACCATAGAGATATCTCTACAGTCGAATTTTGAATGAACACTGTCAACCATGCTCATATGAGGATGGTTGGTTTTCTTCATATCTTCCATTAGCTTGCGGTGCTGAGTTGTCCAGCTCATGCTGAGGTTCTCAACGATAGGCTTCATTGCCACATAAGCCACACCGGCGGCCATCGCAGTGATGATAGGTTGTCCATGGAACTGGACGGATGAAGTGTTAACTGTTTCAAGAATTGATATACTGCTCATGTCTTTTATCCTTGTGCGGATGGGGGACAAATCAGAAGCCCTGACTGTTCGCGCAGTTGGGGCTTCGCTCTTTGGTGCAAATTACACCGGGCATAACTTGTCAATTAGAGTATACAAATGTCATGACTAGTCATGTATGATGATGCTATAGCCGTTCCTTTAAGGTGTCAATACTAATGATGACTAACAATGACTCTGTAGCGTCTCGAATTGCCGAACGAAGGGCGATGTTAGGGTGGTCGCAGAATAAGCTGGCGAACCAGTCAGGTGTAGCACCTGCACAAATTTCCAGGTATGAAGCTGGGACCAATCAGCCAACGAAACCTGTTATCGCGAAGTTGGCTAATGCTTTGGGTGTGTCTTTTGACTGGCTGGCATATGGTGCTGATAGCTGCACTACTGAGCAGGGGCAGGTCAGCTCTGCAAGAGATCCGCAAATCAACGTCAGGCTACCCCAGGATTTAAAGGACGCAGTTCATAACATGGCTGCAGATAACAAACGTTCGGTTAACTCAGAGATCGTTGCTGTTCTTCTCGAAGCTGTTCGCAGGCATAGCCTTTCCCCCCTTGATGGTACGGAGGGAATGCTGTTGCGTGCTAAAGAGTTCTTGCTTCCAAGTGAGATACTTGAGGATATTGCCAACAGAGCCGCCGAGAGAGCCCTAAAGTTGGACAGAGAAAAGAAGTAACTCAACCCGCTTGGCTGCGGGTTTTTTCGTTGCCACCGCCGCACCCTCTGCTACCATGTAACGACTTGTTACTTGTCTATGGGAAAAGGACTAAATGAAAAAGTGGAAGATTTTGATTTTGGTGCTGGTTGGTTTGTTACTAGCGTCACTAATTGCTGTTTTATTGGTGCCTAGAGATAATGCTGAAAAAGCAGGAATGATTTCTGTATGCAGTAATATCACCAAGGAAAAAATGAAATCACCAAGCTCCTACATTATTGACAAATCAGCAGTCATAGTTAGAGATGCCAATGAAGCAGAAACCAATTCAAAATTGACTGAGACCGCAATGGAACGTCTTCGCCCGTACATTGAGGATGGTCGAATGAAGTATAAAATTGCTGAAGTTTACATAGATTATGAGGCGAAAAACTCTTTCGGTGTTCTGATAAAAAATAGTGCCGCTTGTTACTATGACATTATATCATCAAGTTCGAGTAATTCTTATGATATGACGCGTGCGAACATTTCAGGCAATGATTTCATGGGAACCGATCTTTATATAATGCTTGCAGCTGACGATGGGAAAATTGGAAGAGGCGGTTTTATGCAAAAGTATGAATACATAAAAAATGTAGTCACAGGCGTGATGTAATACAAGAAAGTAATAATCACCTTATCTAACCTCGCTACGGCGGGGTTTTTTTATGCCCGGAGATAGGTAAATGGCGAGTGGAACCAACGAAGGCAGCATTGTCTACCAGGTGGAGCTTGAGTCGCAGGCTTTGCTGGTGGGCCAGCGAAAAATAAATGCCAACCTTGATGAAATGGAAGGGCGCTTCCTCGCTACCGGAAAGTCAGTTGGGGTTGCTGAGAAATCATTCCTATCTCTGTCTCGGGTGGCTGCAAGTGTCACTGCGGCACTGTCAGTTCAGCAGGTGGCTCAATACGCAAATGCCTGGGTAGATGCAAGTAACAAATTGGCAAACGCAGTGCGGCCTTCAGAAAATTTGGCCGATGTCACCCAGCGTGTATTTGATGTCTCACAAGATGCTCGCTCAGAACTCGGAGCTACGTCCGCATTATATGGGCGTCTAGAAAGAGCAACGAGAAGCGCAGGAACTAGTACCGCAGAGCTTACAAAATTGACAACCACCATTAGTAAGGGGCTGATTGTATCAGGTGCATCGACAGCTGAAGCCAGTTCGACCATGATTCAGCTTTCTCAAGCACTAGCGTCCGGTACCCTTCGAGGTGAGGAATTCAATTCGATCTCAGAGAATGGATCACGTTTAGCTGTTGCTCTCGCGGACTCACTTGGGGTTACACAAGGTGAATTGAGGGCTATGGCAGCCCAGGGTAAGTTAACAACCGATGTTGTTGTTAAAGGGCTGCTAACACAGGGGGATGTAATAGCCAAAGAGTTCAGCAACACAGTAATGACTATGGGGCAAGCATTCCAGGTAGCGGGCAACAACATCACCAAGTTCGTTGGTGAATC